GCGATGATTGCGAAACCAAGTATCTGATCTTTGCTCATTCGTTGTCCTCTGCTTGTTCGAGTGCTAGGTCTGCTGCGACATCCAAAATGTATTCGTGGTCAAAGATGATCTGACCGTTAGCCAGGGTGAACTCTGGTTTGAGTTGCCCGTTATGAACCCACCGTGTAACCGTCGCACGATTGATGCCGAGGATGAACGCAACCTCTGTTGTCGTGATCTTGCCTTCAGATGTCATCGGTCGCCCTTTCCTCTGCTGCCATCTTCATTGCCTGTACCGCACGGTTGATCAGAAGGTTGGACAGGGTGAACGCATCATCTGCGCTCATCCTCCATTCCATAAACCCGCACGATGAATCGAACTCAATCCACTTCGATGCGGATGAGATGATGACCACTGGCACGCCAGCATCGGATACGCATGCACCGCCGATTACCTCGCCGTCGTTGCTCATAGCTGGCACCCTGCGATCAGGTGTGTGCCAGCTGGTGTGATGAGCTCGATGGTGTAATCACCTTTGTCGCCGTAAGCAGATGTTGCGTTGATACCAGAATCAACAAGGTCGGCAACGATCTGCGCACAGCAGTCTTGCGACTCGTGGTGTAGGCCGCTGCGTGTCTCGTTGTCTACGCCTTCGAGCAGTTCGTAAATCGCTTTGTGTTGTGCTGTGTCTTGGAATGTTTCACGCAACGCCATGCCAAGTTCTTTGATCTGAGCGAGATGTTTGTTGTAGGTGAGGATCTGATCCTCGAGCCGGAGGTTGTGGAGTAGTCCTGCTGTGATTGCATTCATCGTGTTGTTTGTCCTTTGTGGTGGTGTGGTGGTACGCCCCGTTTCGTGGCGTGCAACCATTGTTGCACAGGTTGCAACGATTAGTGCGGCATTTCTCAAATTTCTTTTTGAGAGGGTATGCGTGCATCGGCGGGCCCGAAGTTGTTAGGGTAAATGGTGAAGCCCACGCAACAGCGTGGGCTTGTTCCATATCCCGACCAGGAGACAATCAATATGATACGCACAATGAAAGCTGCGGCAACACTGTTTGCCGTTACAATCCCATTACTCTTTACAGCCTGCACCAGTGAACAAGTAGCCCAGTTCCAAGCACTCGACGCACCATCACAAGCGGCTGTGATCGCATCGCTACAAACACCACCTGAACCGCCAGCGCACACACCTCCTGGCGGTTTCCTCGCCTGCGTCAGGCGGCACGAGTCTGGTGGGAACTACCAAGCGCAGAACCCAACTAGTTCGGCGAGCGGGGCATATCAGTACCTCCGCAGCACTTGGCTAACGATGTCTGCTCGAGCAGGCCACAGCGGTTACCCGACCGCACGCTCAGCGCCAGCATGGGTGCAAGACGCTGTTGCCGTGTACACGGTTGACAGTGGTTGGCGTTCGGCGTGGAATGGTACGGGCTGCTAGAACTTAAGTGCGGACATGAAAGAACCCCGACCATCGGCGCAGTGGGCTTGCGCACGAGATGGTCGGGGTTCAATCTGACGGCATGCAGAAGAGGACAAACAAAACTGCGCCGTCGACCTGTTGCTACTCAGTGTCGGTGTCAGGTCCGAGATCGACCATGCCTTGTATGAGTCGGCGCATCCGTTCATCTTGCGCTGATACCAAAGCAACTTGCGCTTCAACAACTTTGAGTCGCATGTGCACTGGCATTGCGTCACCGTTCGGACCGAGGTGGTAGCGGTTGTAATTGTCAGCGTGTACAACCTGCTGTCCGAGCTCGGTGATCTTTTCGTTGGTTGGGTGCAACGATTCTTTGAAGTGGCGCTCGAACCATCTGCCGAGACCGCCTGTGATCTTCTCAAGGACAACGATCAACGAGGCTACTCCTGCGATTGAAATGGCAACGATGCCAACGGTAAGGCTAACTACTTGTATGCCTTCGAGCTGTTCAGCGAACACGGTCACCCGCCTAGCGAAACGATTGCAGCGGCAAGACCATCAGTGATGGCTGCTTTGATCTCTGGGATAGTCCCAGCAGGGTCAAGTCTGACTGTGATCTCGTCGGAGATGGCTTGTGCGGCAACCACCTGTGGTGCTGATTGCAACTCTGGTTCTGGGTCTGCTGCCAGCTGCGCATGGAAAGCTGCAGAAGGTTCAACGAGTAGCCAGGTGATCCCGTTATCTGATTGCCACAGGCCGTTGTTGTCGGTGCGTTCCATCAGGTAATCCCCAATACAGTGACTTGTGATCCAGTGTCAAAGTTCCCTGCAGATGGGAACACGCTGATTGATGTGATCGCAGCGGCAACACCTGTGAAGAACAGTGCGTTAGATGTTGGTGCGACACCAGCCGTTGCGTTTGAAAGCATTGAAGCGCCACGTTGCAAACCTGCTGTGTACTTGGTGGTCCCACCAACAGCAAGATCACATTCCCAGTAGCCTTGCCTGTCAGTGTTTGTGAGTGAACCGGGTAAGTTGCCGTTGTTGTTGAATGAGGTTTGAGGGGTTGTGCTGTTGTTGATCAAATATTCTGCAGCAGTTGAACCGTTGATCCTCATGCGCACACCAACAGATGTGGCTGCATTGTCACCCTTGCCAAGCACAACAATCTTTACTGCCTGATAACCAGTCGGGTTGATGTCCACTGATGCTGTTGGTGTTGTGAACAAGGTTTTGGATATGGTCACATAAGGGGTGTCAGGTGCAGCCCACTGCTGATCGCCACGCAGGAATGTTGTGGCCGACGCTGTACCACTCGATGCCAGAAAGTTTGTGCCAATCAGGTTGGGCACATCGTTTGTCCGGCCCGGTCCGAGCACCAGCACTTCACCTGTTGAAGCGTTCACACGTGTCACTCGTGCAACGTTCTGTACAAGGTCTGTTGCAGCTGTTGGGCGTGTGTTGGTTAGCCCTCCACCTGGTGCAACAAACATGCCGCTGTTGATTGTGTAGCCCAGAGTGTTGATGGTGGTGATGGTACCCATGACCATCACAAGGCCCGTACCGTTATTAGCAAGGTCTTGGTAGAGCAAACCTATTGCAGGCATCTTTGCCGACACTGATGCATCAGCTGCTGCGATCTCAATCACAGCAGTAGCACCAACAGTCCCTGTTGCGTAAACAGGTGTGCCCTTGGTGAGTGCCCCACCAGAAGTGTTCTTCACACTGACCTGCAAGGGCACATCATCTGTCCATGTAGAATCGCCACGCAGAAAGGTTGTTGCGTCTGCTGTGCCTGATGCCAAGCGTGCTGGTGAGAAGATGCCCGCTGTGGTCTGCGTGGCGTTGATCCCGTCAAGGGTCACGTTGGGCACGGTGGTTGGTGTGCCTGTGATGACCACAGGTGCAGTACCGGTCACACTGGTTACGGTGCCTGAACCGCCACCGCTCGACGTTGTAACGCTGCGGTCGATGGTGATGGTGATGCCACGGCCAGAGGTGAGCGTGATCGGTGGTTTAGATGATTGGATCGTTACTGTGGTCATGTCAGAGAGTCCAATCCTGTACTACGAAAAGGCCTGCGCAGAGGGCAACATCGTCGGTGCCGTCGTTCCATTGCATCGCCCACCAGTAGGTGCCAGGGGTGAGCGTGGTGAGGGTTTCGCTGATGCGTATGTTGAACTGTCCGAGCGCACTGTTTGTCTTAGTCACCGTGAACGTTTTGAGCGCCGTGTCAGAGGTCGGTGCGGCAGTCACTTCAGCAGTGATCGTGATGTTCGTAATATCTATCGCAGCACCGGTAGCGGTAAGCGTTGCGGTGAAGTCATCGGTCCATGTGGTGTTCTCACGGACAGACCAGTTGACCTGTGCGCCGGTATCATCCAGCTGTACTTGTGCGCTCATAGGTCGGGCCCCTTTGTGCTTGTGTTCATTGATGCTAGACCGATGCCCAGCAGTGCAGAAATGACACCGATGATTAGCACTCCGGTGCGTTCGTCGATGATCCCGTAGGCGGTAACCAGCGGGACTGCTGCGGTAAGCACACGGTAAATCCATGCCCGTGTCTGTTCATCTTTTAGGCTCATGCGGACTCCTTCATTTTGTTAGCCAAAACCATGTTGCAGGCCCAATGATCCCATCCACTGGCATCTGCTTGGATGACAGTTTGAAAAACCGTTTGACGTTTGTTTGGAAGCGTTTAGCTGCTGCCACGGATGCTGGCCCAAAGTTGCCATCTACCTTTAGGTCAGGCCCGTCGAGTTTGTTGTTCAGTAGGGCTTGCGCCCACTTCGCTGCATCGCCCTTGGTGCCCTGCTTCACGATCTGCTTTGACGCTGCTGCTATGCCTGCTGCGATTGCTGCAAGGTCAACTGTGGGTGGTGCAGGCGGTGCTGGTTCTGGTTCCGGTGGTGTTGGTGTGCCGATGCAGAGTTGCATGACACGAGCACGCATCTCATTACCAGAGACTGTGTGCATATCAATCTTGCGTGTTGGTGCCCACTCCTTGTGCATGCAGCAATCTGCGACGAGTGCAGGGTTGTAACTGATGAGCGCTGCGGTGACCTCTGCGACGTTTTGCAGTTGGTCTGGTCGCCACGGTTCAGCTACCGTGCCAACATTCTCAACTTCCACGCCCCAGTAGGCGCTGTTGCCGACACTGCTGCCGTTCCATGATCCGTTTCCGGCATGGTTGGCACGACCTGCTGCGATTACCACGTTGCAGTTATCCCGTCCCGTAAGCACATGGCACAAAGGCCCTGCAAGGTCTGCACGCCCGTTGGTCACAATGTTCAGGCTGGGCAGGTTCTTGCCCATGCCTGATGCTGTGTGGTGCCACATCACAGCCCTTGGCGCAAACAGCGCACTGCCTCGTGTTTGCCACCCTGGTTGTTCCTCAACCACCAAACCAGCGTTGCGGAGTCTGTCAGCAATCCCTGTGTCTCTCATCTTTCACCCCCACGCATGCCCACGCACCCAACCCACAGGATCAGGAAGAAAATCAACCCTTTGTACAACTGTGCCGTGCGCAAACCAAACCTTGTTGTCATCATCAACCGTGCAACCTTGCGGAGTAGCAAAAACTCTTAGATCATCGGTTATCAAAACGGTTGTAGGGTCAACACGCCTTATTGCTTCAGGGTTGCCCTGTGTGTACCAGATACCAGAACCGTCATCAGTGATTTCAGTTCCGCCCTGATCACCAGAGCTTCTCAATCTTGAAACAATGGCGTTTGATGCTGGGTCAACTTCAATTACTGACAAACGTGGGGTAGAAAACCGGCTGGTGGTAGCCCACACGCTGCCAAAAACGCAACGCAAATCGTTTGCAAGTTCACCTGATGCCATAGTGGTTGAGGTTGTGAAGGCCAGCGTTGACGCATCCCACCTGTCGATGGTGTTAACGCCACTAGCAATCCAGATGCTACCAAAACCCACAGCAACAGCACGAGGTAACGAACTTGTCAGAGTTGCAGTCACAGTATCTGTTGTAGGGTCAATACGTTTTGTTGTTGAACCAGTACGGTTTGCCACCCAAACATCAGTGCTGTCAGACGTAATATCTTCAGGCGCTGAACCCATAGCAATTGTTGCTGTGACTGTGTTCGTTGCCGGATCAACTCGCTTGATGTTATTGCCAGACCTAGCCCATACACTGCCAAAAGCGTAATGAATTGCAGTTGGGTCACTTACACCTGTAATTGTTGCAGTTACCGAAAGGGCTACAGGGTCAATACGAAAAATTGAATCTAGATTAGGGTCTCCAACCCACAATGAACCTGACCCAAAAGTCAGCCCTACTGGAAAAGTTCCAACACTTACCGTTGGTCCGAGAACATACGGCATATCAGATCATTCCCATATCAGACGGCCAACAGGTTGCACATCCTCGCCAGAAGCGAACGCCGCCCACACCTGAACCTGCAACTGCCCACCACCCGCACCCTTATCAACCAAACGGAAAGACAACTGATCGTTAGCCTGAAAGGTGTGATCCATTGTCAGGTAGGTGGATGTGAACTCCCCTGCAGCGATATACATACTGACATCCAACTGCGCACCGTTCTTTAGCATGATCACTTCAATGGCAGAAGTGAGCGTACCTAGCTGCGACAGTTTGATATAGGTGAGACGTACAGGCCGTTGAAAAACCTCAGCAGTTGACTGACCCCTCAAAGGATCTTCTGTGTAGTCAACTAGTTCACCCTGTGAGAAACCGTCTACACGGTACAGCTGCACAAGGCCACTGGTTCCACCATCAGCCAACCAGCGTGAAGGTGTCGCAACCTTTGACAGACCAGCCAACGCCCCTGGCACACCACGCTTCAACATCTGAGCAATCCTGTCAGCGTCCTGCTCGGATGCTGAAGCAAGTTCAAACGATAGGCCAACAAACCCGTTTGAATCCTCGGACACATCCAACGTTTTCAGGCGCACGTTCTCAGCCCCAGCACCACCCTTATACAACACGATGGTGTCGCCAATCCGGTAGTTCAGATACGGTGCATCGCCAGCGTAGATAGCAGACACAGACAACGACTCTGTGCGTGCGGCGAACAGTTCCAACTGTGCTGTTGCAACTGCTTGTGCTGATGCAAGGTCACGCACATCAGCTATCTGAAACGCTGCCTCAATAATCCCAAACAAAGCAACCTGTGCAGCATCAGTGGAAACAAACTGACCACCCGAATACGTACAGACAAGTGTGTTTGGTTGCGGTGGCCGCTCATCACGAGTCACAGCCTGCAAATTCACACCAGCCTCAATGCCCGCAGCAGAAGTACCGCCACGCCCAAAAGCAAACACATCAAGTGTTAGCCCTGCCGCACGCATCCCGAACTCATAACCAAGGTTCTGCAACTGCTGGCAAACATCCCAAATCGTGTCACCAACACGCACAGTAAACACATCCAAAGCAGGCCAACCCAACCCATCAGAATCCACTGTGGCACTAAACCCAACAGCAAACCCTGCTGGCAAAGAACCCCGTGCAATCGCCTCATCGATCAGCGTGATCAGCACTGTGCCCGCTGTTGGGTTAGGGATTACAGCAGGATTGTCAAGCGCAGACCAGCTGTCATCAGAAGCCATGACCAGTGTTGAACCTGTGAGCACTGTTTCAGGTGATTCAATCTTGTGCAGATTCAACGCAAAACAATGTTCACGGTTCACAGTTGCAAGGGTGCCAGGTAGCGCCGAGTTGTCTGGGCCTGCAACGTGGTCAAGTTCCACAGCAAACACATGATCGCCAGCTGTTAGTTCGATCATTGCCCGCCACGGTGAACGCCACGAATCCGTGTTGTCTTTGCTGTAGTACAACTGGATACCGTCAACGTACACAGCACCACCCGAATACATCGCCAACCAAAGGTCATACAGGCCATCTGATGCGACAGTGAACGTGCGTTTGAACAGGGTGGTGCGGACGTCTGATGCTGCGATCCTGCCAACAAACCCTTGTATAGGTTTTGTTGTTCCGATAGGCCAACCGTCAGGTGGTAGCCAAGGTTCAAACCATTCAGGCTGTGTGTTAGGTGTGCGCCACGCTATCGAGATTGCGTAGGAGCGGAACGTGGCAGGGGACCAACCAGTTGTGGAACCTTCTGCTGAGTGCCATGCGAACGTCCGCAAATCTGATGCAGGCACCTTGCCCAAACCATTCTGCGGGAACACTGTCGCCCTGTCCAGAATGGACCGCACATCCAAACAAGTGACCTCGAACACTTTGTCAGAATCTTTGATGTCTGTTTCAACAACCTGCGTGGAAACGATACGACCAGTCCACGCCAGCGTTGTGCCAAGCGTGAACCGTAGGTGCCGGCCCAGTGTCATCCCTGATGTTGCGCTGATGTCCGCTGCAGTCGCATAAGGCATACTGATCTTGCCTTGGCTCAAAGAGTCCAGGCTGTCCTGCCATCTGCGAGAACCAAGAATGGTGGTTGGCGTGGATATAGCAGAAGCGTTGTTTGTGTCGAACAGTTGGACGCTGATAGCAGGCACTGGCGCAGCATTCGGTGCTGGTGCCGCTGGTGTGGTATCAGCGAAGAACCCTCGCACCGATGGTGCACGGTTTATGAAAGGGATCGCAGCGGTCTTGTTTCCTTGCATTGCTGTGAACGCAAGCGGTGCAGGAGCGCCAAGCGCTCGTGGTGTGAGGAAAGGAAACGCAAGGGTTTGCGCCATCAGATAGCGATAAGGCCTGTGGCTGAAAGTGTAAGCGTAATATTGGTGCCATCAGGGACAACAGCGAAAGCTGCGCCAGCTGCAGTGGCGTTCCAAAAACAGATCAGGCGTGATGTGGAATTGGTGCCAGTGTCTTTGAACATGGCAAAGCTCACAATGGTTGAACCTGTCACGGATGTGAACACTGGGTCTGCTGCGTCGAGCACACCACCTGTTGATGTTTTGGATGCGAGGTTTGCCGAGGTTGCAACAACGCCTGTTAGGTCATCACGGAAATCATGTGCAGCTGAGTAGGTGTAGGTGCTGCTCATTGCGACGATCTTGATGTCATCGACCAGGTAGTCGATGTCTGCATCTGCGAAGGCTTTCATGCCTGTTGGGTAAACGACGTTTGCCATGTGGTCAACCTTCTCTTTGGATCATGCGAGAACACCTGCGGGAACTGAAACCTCAAGCACTGCAAGCGCCCACTTTGCCGTCGGTACAACCTCACCGATGGTTAGACCAAGGATATGTACTGGGCCTGTGAGCGTTGCCCCTGATGGCAGTGTGAGTATCGCTGTGCGTGTGCCGTCAGTAGTGGCCGGTATGTTCGTGAAGTATGTTGCGATGTACGCAAGGTTTGTTTTGAGCCGTGCAGGGTAGTCGGTGTCTGGTGTGCCAGTTGTGGACACTTCACCGGAGATGATGAGCTCGAGGCTGTGTGTCGTTGGTTGCACGAGTGGTTTGCGTGCGGTCATACCAGTGACACCAGCGAGTTTGATGTTTGATGCTTCGAGTTGTGCTGGTTGCCAGAACGTCCAAATGTTCCGAATCTTGATCGCACTGTTGCCTAGTGCCACGGCATCGAACGTGATTGAGGATGCGGTCACAGTGCACCAGCCAGGAACAGTGAAGCCTTGTTGGCCCTGATGACTTCGAGTGCTGTCTGGCGTGGTGAACTGGTTTCGTTGATTGTGATGTTGTTTGTCATACCACGACCACCACCTCCACTGCTAACCAGCTGAGACACACCCTGCAGCAACGCTTGCGCATCGCCAGCGTTCATAATAAACCCGTTCGAGTTAGGTGTGAACAACTCACGACCCTGCTCATTCACTTGGATAGTACGACCACCCATCACACTGCCACCCTTAGCAAACGGTGTGTACGGGTTGCCGTCAATGTCACCCTCGTTCAACCCTGGTATCCCGGCTACGCCACTAGCCGGTGAGCGGTTGCCGGGGTTCAACACGCCACCCTTAGCGAACAGCCCGCCCGGATCAAACACAGAGGGAACCACGGGAATCTTGATTGGTTTATCGTTCGCCGCAACCTGAGCAGAGAACAGCAGAATATCCATCATCGGTTTACCATCAGGCAAAACCGCAGGCACCTTCACGGCATTCAAATCAGCCTCGGCCTGCAACGTATCAATCAGAGGTTTCAAAATCCCGTAAGCCTCTGGTGACAGATCAGCAGTCAAAGCCAACGGTGGTTCACCGGCAAGCACCTGGCGTTGCGCATCCAAAATCTTCTTAGCTAAACCAAAGTTCCCACCACTAACAGCCTGAGCAACCGCCTCGTTAACGGCCTTACCTGTTTCAGTGAGGACCGCTGTCGGATCTTTTGTTGCACCCATGTAAGCAACAAGCGCATCAAACCTTGCACGAACTTCAGCCTCATTAGAAAGCGTGATCGCCACTTTGATCTGCTGCTCCGACAAACCAGCCAACCCAATGTAGGCAGCTATCTGCTCTGGAGGGATATTGGCATTCTTCAAAGTCTCTTCAAGTCTTGACCTGAAGATCCCACCTAAGAATGTTGGGTCTTGCCCAGATGCAATTGCCTGCTCGAGTACACCACCAGCAGTCTCACCAAACTTGATAACAGACTCAACCGCCTTATTCTGTTCATTCGTATAATCACCGAGAGCGGCTTTGACCACATCAAACTCTTTAGGCAGATCGTTCAACGTGTTGAACAAACCAATGTACGCCTCGTTCATTCCGAACGCTGCAGTGGCCTGATCATCAAGCGTCGATGAATCCTCAATCGACTTCTTAAACGCTGCTGCACCAGCCTCGGATGCACGGAACGTGTCATCAATCAGTTTCAGTGAAGCGTCAAAGCTTTTAGTGGCAGTCTCAGCAAGCTTTTCTGCAGCCGCTAGCTCTTCAGTTGTTGCGGCCTGCTTCTTTGTTGTCTCTTCCACCGACTGCTGGTTCTTGTTCCTCGACGCAAGATACAGCGTCAGATCCTTCTGCAGCTGAAGGAACACCTCGTCCTGATTAGTGAGCTCACCGTTAACAATCTTTGCATCTTTAAGAAGCTTGAGAGTTGCTTCTAAAGCTTTGGTGTCACCCTCTTCTTTATACTGTTTGAGAAGATCAGTGGCCCGTTGAATCTGGATAATCTCGCCACCAAGATCGATGCTAGGTGTCCCACCGACCTGACCAGCCCCAAACGCTAATCCCACAACGTCCAAAAAGCTTTTCGTGGCGTTCGCTGCGTCAGCAAAAGACTTAACGCTTACCTTGCCAGTGTTCTCAACCTCGGTTTGCAAATCAAGCAACGTGGTCTCAGCGGCCACACCGTTTACTTTGACATCATCAAGCGCCATAGCAATCTGATAGATAACGATTGCTGCACCGATACCTGCGATCACACCAGCGGCTTTACCCACACCAGTCAAAGACTTTGTTGCACCTGCGCCTGTGCCACTCATCGTGGTGAAGTTGGCGCTCATCTTCATCACAGCACCAGTGCCAACAGATAATGCGCCGACAAGGCCAGCTGCGCCAGCCCCGATGGTTGCAAGCTTGCCTGTAGTCTCAGCAATCTTCGGGTTCACCTCACCGGCTGCAGCACCGATACCAAGGATCGGGTTCACAACCTCGAGCACGCCCTTGCCAACATTCTCTTTTAACTCAGAGAAGGAGTTGGACATAATTTGCAGCTGTCCGGCGAAAGTGGAGCCTTCAGATTCGGCAAATCCCTTGACCGATCCGGCAAGCGCAGCGATCACGTTGTCTGTGTCAGAAGCATTGCCGCCAAGGTCCACGACTTGGATGCCCATTTTGGCCAAGCTTCCCGATGAACCGTCAGTGGCCTTGCCGACCGCTTTCGCAGCTTGGTCCAGATCGATGCCGAGTTTCCTCGCCAAGTCAACGACAAGGGGCGAGAGCTGCAAAACCTCATCAGATGTGCGACCGAACTGCACAAGCAAAGCCTGCGCCGAAACAATCGCATCATCATCAGCGACAGTGACCTTCATTAAAGCCGATGCCTGATCACGCAAAGCTTTGCCGTTACCAGCAAAAACGCTCTCACTGTTCTTGATCGAGTTAGTTAGCTTTAGCTGTAAGACTTCAGCCTCGCCAGCTTCCTTAGCAAACATAGCAAGGCCGGCACCGAGTGCCGCAGCGCCAACAACCGCACCAGCACCAAAGCTAGTTAGCTTTGCGCTCATGCGGTCCATTGACTTGGTTGCTTTGCCGAGCTCACGATCAGCAGTGTTGCCAATCTTTTTAAACTCACGCACAGCACCACTGGCATCAGCGTCGATGAGGATCTGTAACCGTTCAAGTAGAGCCACTGCTCACCGCCTCGCTAAGAAGTCTGAGATCCCGAATACTTAAGCTTCGGGTTTGTTCTGGGGTCCACTGGAATCGGAGGGCACACCAGACGACCCAGCTGTCTGTGGATCGTCCTCCCCTTTTGGGATAGGCCCTTCATAAATCTCAGGCATATCATCAGGCACCTGGACAAACACATCGGTCAACATCCGCACGGTTAACACTGCAGGCTGAACGCCTTGTTGTGCGCATGCCGCTGCGTAAATGTACTTCGCATTCTTCGCACTCTTGAACGGGTGACTAAGGAGCGCCCACCACTCCTCATCACAATCCGTTTCCAGTTGCACCAGTTCATCAAGCGTGAAGTCCGAGAGTCGGACTTGCTTGTTGTCTGGAAGGTTGACGGCCCACTCGTCAGCCATGATCAGGTACCAACGCTGTTAATCGAGCTCGCCGCTGAACCAGTACCGCTGATCTCAACAGCACCCGAAACCGTCTGAGTGATGCTCAGATCGAAGTGTGCCTGACCAAAGAAGTACTGAGCGTTGTCGGTCGATGGGTACAGGTAGAACTTACGACCTGCAGCAACGGAGTTAGTGATACCGAACTGCGAACCTGCAGCAGTATCCCAGAACCCACCGAAGCTGATGCTGCCATCAGGCAGACCAACAACGTAAGTCTTCGAGGTGTCAGAAAACGAGGTCACTTCGGTCTTGTCTGTGGTGGAGTCCAAGCCCCATGTGTTCAGGTTTGCAACAGGTGAAGCCGCTGCAGTCCCGTTTGCACTCGCATCGATGTATACACGGCCCTTGCGACCGCTGATCGGATTAGCCATTAGCTTTCTCTTTTCACTAGGCCACACGCTGCAAGCAACATGTGGGCATTATTTGGAAACGTACGATCAGCGACCACACGTTTTGCCTGCTCAGCAGCAATTTGCCGCTCAACGGGATTCTCAAGAGCCCAGCGTATTAGCTCGCCAAGTTCTTCAGGACTGTTAAAAGTAGGGAGCATCGGAAAAAGCTCATCAGACTCACCACGAGATTGCCGTGCGAACCAAGTGCCGGATGCTGCGAGCTCGATCTCACGAGGCCCAACAGACCAACCATCACAACCATCAACCACATCACCATTGGTTTCAGTACGGTAAATGTTGAACGAGGTTTTAGCGCCACGGTACAACTCTGCTGTTTGCACATTGTCGATGCAGTCTTCGATGTCATGCACAACACGATCAGCCAGGACTGTTGGCACGTTCTGCCAGTTACCCGCCAACGCAAGATCGATGCCGTCGAAGTTGCACCGCTCAAGGAAAGCAACCCTCGACGGGTAGCCCGTACCAACAAACACACAATCGCTGTGGTAGTCCTCGTGTGCTTCACCCTCAAAATGGATCTCAGGCCGGTATGCGTGCGGTGTGTAAACCGCTGTTGTCAACGTTGCGTACTGGCCCATGTTCGTCGGGTCGTTCAACGCCACAGCATCAAAGTGTGGTGCGATCAGCAGTTGCCGTGATTCCTCATACGGGCTCTCGGTCATCACGCAAGCGGTTTTGATACCACGACCACGGCAAACCTCTAAGAACTGCGGGTCAACCGTGAACCCGCTGATGAACACGATCAATTGTGGCCACCAGTACAACGCAGCCTGTGGCAGACCACTGATCGCAAACGAGTACACGTTCTCTGTTTTCGGAAACGCTTTGATAAAGGTGCCGTCATCCATACCCAGATGGGCAACACTGGCCCATGTGAGCCTGTCACCCAAATTGTACTGCTGGACCTCGTGGCCTAGCTGCTCGAAACCCTCAACCCAACCATCATGCACATCTTGCACCGAGAAGTTAGGACCAGGGTGCACAACAAGGATACGCATTACCTGCGACTCGCCTCGAGCAGTGCCAGTTTCTGTGTGCGCTTGTACGCCTGTATGGCACCTGCTTGGCTTGAACGGATACCGTTCGACCACGACTGCTGCCCTCTCATACCACGCACCGTTGCAGTAGTACCGAATATCTGACCGCCACGACTCATCACCTTCTTGCCCTGCTTTTTGCGAAGCTTAATCGGGTGAGTTGCCTCTCTCGTACCACTCTCCAACAACCGCCACATGCCTAAAGGCCGAGCCTTTAACAGTGCGTTTGCATGTACTTTGCTGCCACCAACCTCGAACCCTGCGCCAAACCTTGGTGACGGCCCGTATGCGGGTGGTTTCTTCCACACGCTGAACCGCAGATCCGAGCCGAGGAAACTAGCGGCAGATGTCAACACACCTGTTTTGTAAACAAGCGCAGCTGCAATCGTCGCCTTGCGGTTCACATCGGTGAGGTTGTCACCGTATGCGATCATCTTAAAACCGAACGAATCTACTGCGCTCATGTTCGCACCGTCACGTTTATATCTGCAGCGTAGTAGGCCACATCGGCAACGGTGAGCTCACGGTAACCGCCGATGGATTCGACAAAGAAGTTCATGCCAGGAGGTGTAGCGGATTCGATAGCGTCAACCACCGACCACGGCCCATCGGAGTCGAGCATTGCGTCAAGGGTTACGATCTGGTCAACGTGTTTATGCGAGACAACAACGGTGATATCGGCTTTGGTTTCACGGTTCCCATCGAACGTGAGCGGTGTGATGTTGAATCCTGCGATGTAAGCGCATGGCGGGTTTACATCTTCTGGCGGGAACCGGTAAATGTTAAGTCCTGGCACTGCGTTGAGTGCTTGCGCTAGTGCTTCTCGGATCTCGCCGTTCGTGATGTAGCTCATGCGATACCGAAGTTACTTCCGTGCTTGTACGGTTGTAGGAGTTGGCGGGCCCTTGGTGGCATTGTCTGCGAAACCCTGACAACACCAAACTCGCCAAACCCTGCAACACCCAAAGGTGCTGATTCAAGCTTTGCGATCTCGGCCACGATAATCCTGCACGCCTGTTTCACATCAAGCGGCACAGAAGGCCAGCCCCACACACCAGTTATCTCAACCGTGTTTTGCCGCATGTTAAACGTCGGCACTGGCCACTGCACACCACCTAGTAGCTGCAACGATTCGTATGGCTCAGATGCCTGCGGTGCGTTGTACGGCAACAGCTGAAAGCTTGTCGCACCAATCGTCGTGGAGTAAACGCCTGCGCCGGTCGGGTCGGTCTTGAGTGTTGTGACGCTCACAAGGTCGTTGAACGAACCGAAACTGAGCGTGTAGATGTCATCGGTTGTGGCGAATGTGCGTGCCTCGGTCACTTGGTAGAACTCTCGCCCGCAGTAACGGTCAATCATCCTCGAGCTCGACGTAACCACATCATCCAAAAGGCTTGTGTCTTGCACAAGGTTCTGCCCAACATAGGCAAGTGCTTCAGCTTGTGTGAGATAACCATTAGTAATTGTCATGCGTTCATCTCCATGCTGCAGCCCTCACATCATTACCCTGCACATCAATCACATGCTTTGCGAAGTTGCGTGTGAGGATCACAGAAAGGTTGTCGGGGTCTACGTTGCTGTAGTACTCGTCAGGTTGTAACGGCCCACCATCAGACGCTGAATGTGGTGCACGTTCGTAACAGGCTGCAGTGAAGATCAGCAGGCCCTTGCGATGGTCGAGCAGGTTCTTCATGTGTGCGATGTGTAGCGGCCAGTCAGGTGTGTGCTCTGCAACCTCGAGGTGTAGGCCAACATCAAACTTTTGTTCGTTGCCGTAGTCGAGAATATCGCCTACCCAAGTCACGCCAGGTGCGTCGACAAGGTCGACGATCTCGAACGTCGAATGCTCGAACAGGTAGTGCGGTTGTCCGTTTATATCTCTGCCGCCGCAGTCCAAAATTTTGGCAGGCCCTGCTGGCACCCATCGTTGCACCCATTCGAGAACTGCGTGATGCATCAGATGACCTCGGGCTTTCTCCACCAGAAGAAGTGTGCAATTAGGATCAGCGGCAACCATTGCACGGGTAACACTTGCGCTGCCGCTAAGGCCATCACAGGCCCTGCAGCCGTGTGCAACAGGCGAACCGTGTCAGTAGCAACAAGAAGCTGTGCGTACGCTAGAACGAGTATCAGAAGCGTCTGCCACGATGGCCGGTACAAAGCTGCCAAGGTTGCACCCCACGGTGCCACCATCAACCAAGCATCACGCCAACGCCCACGATGAGACTCCATAGCAGTGATCACAGGATGCTCATACACTCTGCGCAACAAAGGCTGTGCGGTTACCTGATCGATCTGTGGTTTGCGTACAAACCACACAACAGCCGGCACGATTAAACCGATAAGCATGATTGGATGCCATGCCCACACCGCAGCAAACACAGGTGCAGTTTCTTTGATGGAAGCGGCAACCAAAATCAGAATGATTGCCAGTGGCCAGAGGCCGTGCTCGAAACAAGCAACAGCCATGATCGCCACAGCCATCGCAGGTAAGTCAACGCCAACAGGCCGTACAACTTGCGGGCCCCACACTCCAGGCAACGCCAGCAACAACACTGCTGCAGCTGCTGCACGTTCCCAACCAAGATCCGAGCACCACCACAACATGCCAACCGCTGCAACAACCCATGACGTAACCCACACTGCACGCCACCTGCGCAAATCATCCTTGCAGATGGTCGGTAGCAACCATCGCAGGTTGAACGGTCTTGCCACTGGTACTCCACGACCAGCGAGGATGTACCTAGAAGCGTCAGGTCCGAGCATTCTCGTCCGTAAGCTTTGGTTCTTCCGGCGGTTGCACACCCATTGTCTCAATGTCACTAGGCCAGTAAACCCTGCCGCCTTTGTGATGCCCAACATGCGCAGTCGTATCAACATAAACCTTGTGGCCCTGCTCGCCCGCACGCAAACAAAAACTCACATCTTCGCCCAGCGCCCACTCGGAGCCATCTTTACCAAAGCGAATATCAAAACCAAACCAGCAGTTTGTACTACCACCACTCTGATCAAACATCTGTTGCAACACCGAGCGGTGAATCAGCAGGCAACCTGTGCCAGTCGCTGCGACCTCTGCCAGCTGGTTAGGTTCAAAACCCAACATCACTTGCGTAACAGTGGTATCTGATTCGATAAACAGGGTAGGTATCACGCCGTCAGCGGTGAGGATCACACACAGGGCACCAAGGATCTTCACATCATGTTCGACCGCTCGGGCCACCATCTGATGCATGAGTTGTGGTTGGAACACCATGTCTGTATCAACAAACCACAACCACTCTGCATCGGTGTAGTTCTTTAAGAACTCGTCGCACAAACGGTTGCGAGCTTTCGCAAGGTTCGCTGTCGCTTCGAGCGCAACATAATTGTGTAGTAGGCGCAGATCAATCGGGTTCGGTGACTCAGGGCAATCAAGCGCTTCCCACACTTGCACTGCACGTTCACGATCCCAAACGTCAAGCTCCCAGAATGAACGCAAGAAGCGTGTTGAGATGTCGTGACCTGTTGACGGGAACGCCAGCAGGACTTTTCCAGGATGATCAAAACTCTCTTGCATGTTTGTCCTTTACTTGATCGGGGTTAGGTGGTGGTGCAAGCAAGCCCACTGCTTGCACCACCCATCCTAAATGGTTAGCTCAGGACTTGTTTGAATCCTGTGGAACCCAAGTTGCAGGTGGCTACTGGGTAGCGTCCTGCGGTGAATGCCGAGTAACCGTAGGTCACCATGGTGACGTTCAAGCTGGTTGCGGCAACCTCGTTGAGAGTAAGCCCGATGGGCGCACTGCCGTCTTCCATGAACAGCACATCCTGTGACCTCGTGATCACGATTGTATCCTCATCGGTGGATGCACCGAGGTTGGTGGGAATGCCAGCGTCAGTGATGACCTTGACTCCGGCAACAGATCCAACGTAACCGTATCCTGCTGCATATCCAGCGCCAGCAGCGTTGAAGCTGTTGTAGCCCTCGATGGCGACAAGTGGACGTAGCGACGAGTCGGACTGCGCACATAGCCAAGCCCAACGACGAGGATGCATGACGATGAGGTCTGCAGCTGCGTAGCGTGCGGCGTTGATCTTGCCGAGACCATTGTGGATTGCGGCCACGAGTGACGCACCGGTTGTACCGGTCCACGCTGCGGTCTGCACCGAGGTCGTGTTGAGGATACCGAAGTGGCCCCCAGCTGTTCCAGCACCACTGAGCGCCGAGACGTTGACCTTGGTTGCGTACTGCTGATACAGATCAGCGAGGAGGATCTGGCCAATGCCGGTTCCACGGTCGATGCTCTGACGGGACACAACCTGCTGCCCAGAGAACGTGCGAACCGGGACCGTGAGGTCAGATTCCGTGAAGGTCTGCAGATTTACTGCCGATCCTTCCGTGGCCTGCGCCGCAACCCCAGTGCTCGTGGCACCCCTCGGGATCACCATGTTCATGCCCTGCGCTGGCAGTGCAACCTTGGTGACAGCCTCGAGGAATGGCCGGCCGGATGCAAGCGTTGCAGCGAACTGCTCGGTCAAGTACTGGGGTACAACAAGGCCACCGAAGTTGCCGGTTGTGGAACGGTACTCAGATAGTGCTTCATCACGGGCACGAGCAAGACGATCAGACGCAGCGTTGTCATTGCCGAACTTCGCAGCAATAGCATCGCTCAAAAAGTCGTGCTCGGAATCTGCACGGTAGGTCTTCTCTTCTGAAACAACCTTGATGTTCATGGGTAGTACTTCTTTTCTGACCTCTGCGGCCTTGTCGGAACGGGTAGCAAGATCCACGAGGTCAGACTCACGAGCCTGCAATGCGGTGATCTTGTCATCAATCTCACGAAGCTCAGCACGAGCAACGTCGAACTTCTCTGTTTCTTCAGCCGTCATATCTGACCGGCCTTCGGTTTCTGCGACAGCGAGGATTGCCTCAACTGCAGCTTGTGACGCATCACGCTCATCGAGCGCTGCGCTAATCAAACTACGAATCTGGTCCAACATGTGGAACCTTTCTTGTTTAGGAATGGGAAACAGCTAGTGACTTCAAGTGGAACGCATGTGCCAGGAGGCGGCATGTGTTCCGGCTTGTTATCGGCGGGCTGGTATTGCTTCGAGTTGGCGTTTCGCCATCTCTACCGAGCGGCCTGTGGCCTGCTCAGAATCTTGTGGATCATCGCTGCGGACCTTTGCCACCGTGGCAGGATTCGCAGGGTACGTCACCATCGACACATCAAACAGCTTGAGCTCGTAAATTTTCCGCTCCGAGTAATCGCTGTTCCATTCGTCACGCAGAACACGAAACGCAAAGCTCATTTGGTCCATGTCTCCACGTTCCATCGCAGAACGCAACGAGGCGGACAGCGGGTTCATCGGGTCAAGCTCAGCAGTCACACGCAAACCAATATCATCAGACTCAAGTGTCATCGTTCCACTCTTAGTGCGTGCCAGCGGTATGCCCTCATGGTTAATCAACAAACGTACATCGG